CGCCTACCTGTGGAGCGGCGGGGTTGCGTGGAACAACGGGAGCGGCTGGTACGGGCAGGGCTGGGATCGGTTCCCCGGGGTGAACCCGCCGTGGAATCCGGTCAGCCTGCCGAACTCCGGCGTCCGGTGCAACGCCCGGTGCGCAGCCATGGAGCCGATCGAGGAACCAGTGGTGGTGGTGCAGCCGCCGCCCCCGCCAGCACCGCCCAAGACGTACACGTTCTACGTCGCAGGCGAGTCGGTGACGGTGAACGCAGCCAAGTGAACGAGCCCCCGGCGAGAGCCGGGGGCTTTGTCATTTCCGGTAGATCCTGCACCGCACGGTGTTCGCGCGCTTGCAGCGGCGGCATCGGCACCCGTACTGGTACGACGTGCTCGCCTTGTGCGTCGGGAACTGGCAGCCCTTGCCGCCAGTCGCCCGTGCCCGGGCGCGCTCGATCACGCCCTTCTGCTTGGCGGTGTTCCAGTCGTTGCACTTGGTGCAGCGGCAGCCGCGACGGTGCGCGGTCGATGAGGACAGTTCAGGGTACAGGCACATCAGGCAACTCCTTGATCAGCAGCACGACGTGCGGCTGGGTTGGCTTCTTCACTCGCTCGACCGCGAACTCGATCGATGCGACGGCACGGTCATCAGTCCAAACTCTTGCGTCGGTCAGCCCGTCGAGAAACGCCTTCGTCCGACCGCCGATGTTGTCAACGTCCGGCAGGCAACCGCGTCCGTGCCACTTCACGGACACGGTCGCCCGACGGATCGGCTCCCACGATGCGGACTTCCGCATCTCCGCCAGCGCGAGCGTCGCCGCAACGTAGCGGTCGTGTCGCGCAGCCTTGTGCCGAACCCGCCAGTGGGAGCGGGAGTTGGCACCGGGCATGGTCGGCGGCGGGAGGGTGATGGTCAGGCTTCTAGCAGTTCCGTCGTCTCGGCTGCGAGAATCCAGTCCACCATTTGGTTCGACCACAGCATTGCCTCCTCGTCGGTGACGTCCGCGCGCTGGTCGATCGTGATCGATCGGCTCCGCTTGTCGCAGGTCAGGCAGACGTGCGTCGTGCGCCTGTCCCAACTGCGCCCGTCGCGCCGGAGCACGGTCGATCCGGCGGTGCCTGCGGTCGTGCAGATATCGGCGAGCATCTTGAGTGCGTCGAACGCCGTGTCGCCTTCGACGACATCGGTGTCCGTCTCTGCGGACATTACGCGCTTCCCGTCATCGAACCAATCGATCTGTACTTTCCAGTGTTTCATCTAGATTCTCCAGCGTGTGCTTCGGCGAGCAGGGTGACTTGCCGTCGAGCGCATCTCTGCGAAGACTATCGAACTTCGACACCAGCCTGCGCGCGCGGCGCGCCTGCATCCCGCGAGGCGTGTCGGCTGCCTGCCGCAGGGCAGAGAGCAGCAGGGTCAGGCACTCGTCGAGCGCGGCAGCGGCGGCGTGCGCCTGTGCCTCGCGCTCCTCCGACCGCAGGCGCAGCCTGTGCTGCAGCACCGGATCGTCGGTCGGATCCGGAATCACCGTGTATCTGTTGTCGTACCCCATGGATCATCCCTCCCCCGCATAGAGTGCGCGACGGATCGACGCCTCGATGTCCTGCTTTAGCCGGACGGTGCCAGCGTTGACGCGGTCGAGTTCCAGCACGAGCACCGCGTTCCGGCAGGCTAGCCGGGTGCACTCGGCGTTGAGCCGGACGATCGCCTCTCGTGCCTCGTCGCGCTCGGCGGTGAGGCGTGCGATCTGCGCCTGCGCTTCCCTCATAGGCTTAAGTGGATCCGCGTTCAGCGCGTACATGTAGGGGTTGTTGACGTCGTCGGTCATCCCTCGTCCTCCCACATCTGCCTGTGGATCCAGCACCACGTCGAGGCGTCGTCGTCCCTGCGGCAGTCGCACTCGTTGTGCGGGTGCTCGCGGTTGACGTGGTCGCGACGCTCGCGCTCCGTCATCTCCGGCTGCTCGTCTCCGAAATCACGCTCGTCCATGAGCCTTCTCCAGTCCGATCGGGAATAGGAACTCGGATTGGGCTGCGCGCCACACGCGCGCCGACCGCCCCGATCTTGTCTTGCGATAGCCCTCTGCGACTATGAGACCGCGCCGCATCAGGTTGTTGACCGACGCGCTGCACGTCTGGTGCGTGAGCGCGAGGTCTTGCTCCAGTTCGTCGCACGTCCGGGGCGAGGCGACGATCGCCGCCAGCACCCGGTGGTTGATCGTGTTCAGGCGCGGCTGCATGGATTCCCATGCAGCGTCCTGCGTGTCCCAGCGGGTCGCCTGCCCCGGCGTCTGCCGGGGAGGCGTCCCGTCTGCGGCGAGGTCACGCCTGCTCATCGAAGTCCTCCTCCGGCAGGAGGGACGGCTCGGCAGGCGGAGCCGTGCGGATCTGCACGACGCGCGGCGGCGCGCCAGCCTGCTTGGACGGCTCGGTGATCACCCAGATCGTCGCGCCCTTGGACGCGCGAGCGACGCCGTGCAGGGCAACGTCCCACACGAAGTAGTTGTCGCCGTTGCTGTCCTTCAACTTGACGTAGGGTGCCTGATTCTTCCCGGCGACGCCCTCGTCGATGTACCGGACGGCGAGTTCGATCCACTCCCCGGGCGCGGCAGCGACGTCCTGCTGCTTGGGGGCTGGCTTCTCGACAGGCTTGGCAAACTTCTGCGGCTCGGCACCGCGCGCCTGTGTGGGCTTGAACGGCTCGCGGCGCGGCTCCGGCGCGCGCTCGACGCGGTCGCTCTCGCCGTCATCGTCCTCGTCGCCGACGATCCCGCAGATGGCGGACAGGCTGTACCTGCGCAGGTACGTCACGCACGAGCCCAACTGCTGGACGGTGCTGCGTTCCGGCAGGGGGAACGAGGCAGCCTCCTCGATCCACTGCCCGGACGAGTGCGTGATCATCGTGCTGACGACGACCGTCGTGCCGTCCATGCGCACGGTCTGCATGGTCGCGAGACCCTGCTCCGCCAGCGGGATCTTCACGGCGTTGATGATGCTGCCGAGCGTCGCGTAGCGGTTCTTGAAGTGCGGGTTCACGCGGTCGAGTTCGGCGTTGCGGATCTTCATCTGCGCCTTGGCGAGCGCAGCGGCGAGTTCGTTGATCTGTTCGGACTTGTTCATGTCAGGCTCCAGTCGGTGCGAGGAAGTCAGTCGATGCCCAGTTCGGCAGGCGGATCTCGGTCACGGTATCAACCCAGCCCTGCGTCGGGTTCTGCTGGTAGTAGCGGTAGAGATCGACCAGTTCAGGCAGGCGGGTCGCGGCGAGGTCGAGGTGCTCGGGATGCATGGCAACGCAGCGAACGCCATGCGGCGCGCCCTTCTCGACGACGATGAGGATCACGCTGCTGACCTCCTTGCCAGCCTTGCGCATCATCTCCCGGTAGAACGCGAACTGCGTCCAGTATCCGAACGAGTGCGCAGCCCGGGCGAAGTCCGACGCGGTCGCCACGCCCGTGTGGGTCTTGATGTCGATGATCGTGCCGTGATCCTCGATCCAGCCGTCGAGCCGCGCCTTGCACGGCACGCCGTCCCAGTCTCCGCGCAGCGTCAGTTCGGTCGCGCTGCAGGCGTCGAGCAACTGGGAGGCGGTGACGCATCCGCGCACTGCCCTGCCCATGGTCTCGACGAGGTTCGACTCCTCCTGCGTGAGGACGGTACGACCGTCCGCGAGTCCCTGAAACTGCTCCCACTGTTCCTTGCCAGCCTTGGTGCGGCGGTCGATGTCGGGAGCGGTGACGAAGTCGTGCTCGTAGGCGTGCGGCGTCAGCAGCAGGCTGTGCAGGGCGCGCCCGATACGGAATGCCGGGGTGTCGGTACGGTTCTCGCGTTCCGCCGTCAGGTGCAGCGGCGTGCTCTTGTCGAGCACCTTGAGCGCGGACGCGCTCATCATGTCCCAGCCGTGGTACTCGGCCTCGGGAATCCCGGTGAGGATTTGCATGTCGTCTCCAGTGTCAGGGTCAGGATCCGCCGCGCACGTCGCGAGGCGTACAGGAATCGTATCGACACTATCGACCGTGTCAATGGGCAACTTCAGATTTTTCTACAACAACACCCGCGACGCGAGTCAGCGGGTGTTGCTTCCGGGGGCGGAGTGGATGGACTGGCGGGGAGGTGGGGGGCGGAGACCCTGACGAATCCGCCCCCCAATGCCGCTTGCGTTTCGACGGTACTGGAGATACCATCGTGACTGGACTTGTCAACGCTTGCGCTCCCAGTCTAGCGCACTGTGACCTGCGGGTCAAGACTGGTGCAGGTTTTCCACGGCACGGTAGGTGGAAAGTGGTTCAAGACGTGCGATCTGACCCTAGCGCACGCCGCCCGAAAGGGCGCGCTCGTCCCACAGCGAGGCGGCTGGTACCACCCAGCGAAATGGTGCGACTTGTGGGCAATGGGAAACCTCGCGCGGCTCCGGCTGGGCTGAATCCCGTGACCTCTCGCGGGGTCATGGTGTTCCTGCACTCACCAGTTGAACTGGAAACAGCCCAGCCGCCCTGCCGCTCCGCGTGCCGAAACCCACTGCGTTCCTGACCTGCCGACTCCGCCCATATGGGTGCGGTGCGTCTGTCGAATTACCATCGACGTGACACCGCCGCGAAGCGGAGCCGTAGGCGCAGCGCAGCGGAGCGGCGGGAGTCAGGGCAGCCTGATCTGCCCAGCCGCCTTGCGCCTCGCGTTGTCGATGATGCGCTTGCGGATTGCCTCCGGCGTGTACCGATCGCGCAACTTGTCCTTCTGCTCCTGCATCCGCTCGGCTGGCGACGGCTTGCCTTCCGGAATCTGCGCCTCGACGAACCTGTACATCTGATACAGGGGAACGCCGCGCAACTGGGCGAGCGCGAGAATCGCAGGCAGCGCGTTCTCGTACCACGCTCCGTCGCTCGTCGCCTCGCGGCGAGCCTGATCCAGCGGTCGTGCCATCAGCAACTGACCTGCCGCGCGACCGTAGATGTACGCCTGCAGGATCGATGAGAACGCCTGTCCGACGTAGCCGAACGTCGAGCCGACCAGTTCCGCAGCGACCGCCGCCGGGATGTTCTTCGTCGCCTCCTTGAACGCCTTGTCCTCCTCGTCGTCCGGCTCGTCCGCACCGCCCAGCAGCGACGCAACGGTCTTCGCGACGTAGAGCACCGTCATCGTCGATGCCGCACCGATGATGGCACTGCTGGCAGTGTTGCCAGCGATCGCGACGGTCGTCCCGATGCGACGCTGTCCGGTGACCCACGCGCGCCGGATCTGGTTGCGCGCCTTCAGCGGGTCGCTGGAGAACGGGAAGAACTGACGCCACGACTTCGCCGCGCCCTTGACGCGGTTGCTCGCGACGAACACCGTCTCGTCGAACTCGTCGCTCGCGTTCTGCGTCAGGCGGAAGTCGCGCTCGGCACGCTTGACCGCCTCGCGGAACGCCGCGTCGCCCGTCATGCCCTCGTCGCGAACCTCCACGACGCGGGACTCGACGGCGGTGAGCATGATCTGCTCGTCCATCAGGCGGAGCATGTCCACCAGCGCGATCAGCGTCATGTTGCCAGCGTCAACGGCGTCGCCCATGGCGTTCAGGCTGTCGGTGATCTGCTTCGCGGCAGCAGCCTGTCCGGCAGCGGCGACCGACCGGGCGAACCCGCGAGCGGCAGTCATCACCTTGACCCGGTCGCCGCTGGACAGCGTGCCGGACACGATCGACCGCATCTGCATCTGGTGCCGACGGCTGAAGTACCCGCTGTAGGCGTGCACCTCCTCGACGCGCGCCGTCCATGCCGAGCGAGGCGCAGCCAGCAGGGCGTGCGACCTCGCCAGACCCTGCACGAGGTACGCTCCCGGGATCTCGCTCGCCAGTCGGATCTGTCCGCCGACGACGACCTTGGCTGCCGTGCGCGGGGACAGGGACAGCACTGCGCCAGTGACGTTGTCGGTCAGGCGATCGATGAAGTTCGCCGAACTGCGCGCGGTCGCCCCGACGCCGTTGCTGAAGATCGCCAGCATCGCTTCGGCAGTTCCCTTGCCGTGCTGCTTGTCGATCCGCTCGACCACGCGCGGGTCGGTCAGCACGGTCGAGGCATCCCGATAGGGCTGCGCCATGTGGATCATGTCCAGCGCGACGGTGACGTGCCGCTCCCACGTCTGGAACGCATCACGGTAGACCAGCGGCTGGCGACCGCCCTCACGGGCAGACGCGAACCCGACGGACGTCAGCGCGCTGCGCACGAGCGTGCCGTGCGCCGACAGCACCGACTTGTTCTCGCCTTGGAACTCGTCCATGTTGCGCACGCGAGGCCAGTAGTTCGGCACCACCGGAGGCTGGTCGCCCTCGACGAGGAACACCGCCTCCATGGCACGGTCGCGGATCTTCGTCTCCAGCACCAACTTCATCTCGTCGATCAGCGCACGCTGCCCGGGCGTGAGCGCGGCACGCAGGGCACGGATCTCCGCGTCGGTCGGGTAGACCGTCAGCGTGGTCTCCGCCCCGGCGAACTGCAGCCCCTGCTGGGCGGCACCGGGCGTCGCGGGAGGCACGAACAGGTCGAGCGTCTCGTCGTCCATGGCGGCGATCGACATCACGACGCCGACGGGCAGGACGCGCGGCGATCCGCCGAGCGTGACGGTGATGGTCTCTGCGGTGGACGAACCGAACAGCCCGTTCCGGATCGCGTAGTCCTCGATCCCGTTGTACCCGGCAGCCATCATCGCCGTGTTCAGCGACGAGAGGATCGATGCGTGCTCCAGCGCAGCCTCTCCCTTGCCGTCCTGCGCAGCGACGAGCATCTCGTTGATCACGCCCTGCATCGTGCCCTCGGTCTCGACCATCAGGGTGTAGATGTCGGAGTTCGCGAGGCTGATCCGCTTCGCCAGCGACTGCACCGGGGGCTGGTCGGCACGCTCGCGAGCAGCCAGCGTCGGACGACCAGCGAGGTTCTGCAGGAGCCGCGTCTTGAGGTCTTCGTAGCGTGCGACGCGCGCAGCCTGCGCGGACAGGTACGAGTTGTGGTCGTTCTCGTACAGCAGCAGCGCGGCATCGACGTCGTTCGCGGCAGCAGCGACCTGCTGGTAGATCCGCACGGCGTTGATGACGGTGCTTCCGGACGGGCGACCGAGCCTGTCCTTCACGTCCTGCACGCTGGCGTAGATGCGCCTGCGGTTCGCCTCGCGCAGCGCGGAGTCGGCGTTCTCCAGCAGCGTCTCGATCTGCTGGCGGACGTCCGACCGCATCCCGCGCTTGTTCATGCGCTTGCGCAGTGCCGAGATGATCCGCAACTGCTGCCGGACTTCCTCGTTGGCTGCGATCTTGGTCGCCTCGATGGCGACGCGGCTTGCCTTCGCGATCGTGTCTGCTTTCGCGATCCGCGAGGCAAGTGGGCCTCGCAACTTGGTCGGCAGCATCTGCGCCGCCTCGTATGCGATCCGGCGTGCAGCGCGCTGGACGGCGATCGCGTCGCGCGACTTGTCCAGCATCGTCCGGATGGCGGTCATCTGCCGCTGCATGGACGCCTCGCGAGCCGCCATCTTCTTCAGCAGCGGCACCCGGGCAATCATCATGCCCTGAATCTGACCGTGGTGCATTCCGATACGGTGAGCGAAGTCGATCGCGCGCTGGGCTGTTCTTGCGTCCTGCTTGATGCGCTGCTCGGCAAGCCGAAGGTTCGCCTTCGCCTGCTGCACGCGCGCCTCAAGGATCTCGATGCGCTTGCGGTACGGACGCTGGACAGCCTGCGCCCCTGCAACCTGTCCGGCAACCAGACCCTCGTTGCGACCGATGGCGTATGCCCAGTTGGCGACCCGATCAACCTTGTCCTCGGTCTCGGCGACGACGTCGAGCACGTCGCGAACCGCGCTGCGCTGGTCGCGCACGTCCGCCTTCAGTTTCTGGATGCGCACCGCCGCCTCGTCCAGTTTCTTGTTGAGTGCGGCAACCGTCTCGGACGCCGACGCCTTGTCGGCGGTGTTCTGCTCCATCGCGCGCTCAAGGCGAGCCTTCATCCGCGACGCCTGCCCGGTCTTCTGCTCCGCCAGCAGCGTGAGCGCGGTCAACTTGCGGGTCAGCATCTTGACCTCGTTGATCGCGTTCGCGCGCTGGGCAGCAGTGACGTTCTGAACGTCGCGCATCTGCCGCTGCAACTCCGCGATCTGCGCCTGCAGACCCTTGATCTGCGCCTCGTCGTCGGTGTTGCGCGCCATGCTCTCCGCGCCGACGATCACAGGAGCGTTTGTCGGCGGAAGTTTCTTCCACGCAACCGTCATGCGCTCCGAGACATCGCTGTCGCTATTGATCCACGGGCCGTCAACAGACATGCCGGGATTCATTGCCGACACAACATCCTCAAACATCAGCATGAGAGGCGGATAGAATTCCGCGAATCCATCAGGTTCGTTCACGTTCAACACTTCTAGCACCGCCAGCAGTTCCTTGGAAATCCCTCTGCTGTAGTCCAGCCATTCCTGCTGCGAGCGCGCCGCGCGTAGGACAAATTCCAACCACCGCGATTCCATTCGTCTGCGGTACGCGGCGCGCTGTTTCGTCAGCACCGCGTTGATGTCAGCCGTCGAAATTCCCTTCTTCTCCAGCAGGGAAATCGTGGCAAGCATCATGTTGACCTGCTGATACGGACGCTTGTTCTCAAGTACCTGACTGATGTTGTTTACGAGCGCTTCCAGCATCCATTCAATCTGCGTGGCAGATGGACGGAATCTCGTCATGTTGACGACGCTTGCAGCCATTGCGATCATCGCATCGCTGTTTTCCGACATCAGCGCCAGTGTCACGAATTCCTTCTGCGCCTTATCAAGCAGTGCAAGATCAATCGAATCCGTCACACGCTGGCGTTCAAATCCAGACATGTGACCGAGCAGGTCTTCTGCAAACGTTTCTGTTTGTGCGTTGAGGACAACCTCATTCGCGTGACGCAGGATTCGCCTTGCAATGTTTCCCTCTCCAGTGAATTCCGAAAGATATACCGATGACAGTTCCTGAATTGCCTGCTTGAGCAGCGGAATGTCTTTGTTTCCAATGCCAACCTGAATACGAACGATTGCGTCGTATGCCGTCTTCCACTTGGCTGGATCAACAAGGTGATCCTGCGATTCCGGTAGCAGCCACGCCGTTGGCGGAATTGCATTCTCTTCCCCGCTAATCCACCTATCGAGATTTTCGATGTTGATGTCCGACGTGTGTGGATTGATAGCAATGTCATCCGGATCGGCACCGTTGAGAATTTCCTCAATGCGCGTGACAGCCAACGCAAACGCTCTTTCTTTGTTGAGCGTCGCCATATCGGAAAAAGGGAACGAATTCCTATTCAACAGGAACGCCATTGCGTATTCAACGTTCCGAATAAGCGTGCCGGGAATTTGTCTGTATTTCGCATCTGCCTCACGTCGTTCGTCGGTAGTCAGGCCATCTTCAAATATCGCAGTATGTTGCAACTCCGCGATCTGTCGAGCAACGTCAAAGACCCGATTGACGACGACCGATGCATCCGGTCTGCTGAACCAGTTACCGTTGCGCTGGTACATCGACACGAGTTCGGACGCAAAGGTAATTTGGGTGATTCCCGGCTTTGGCGCTCCCATCGCTCGGTAGTCCAGCGCACCGCCGACATCGACGTAGAACAATTGTTGGCTGACCGGATCCACGAGAACGTTGTCCGCCTCAAGACCAATGACGTCCCAGTTGCGCATCAGGACATGATCGACGAAGTCTCGCTGCAGCATCGTCGCCACCGGGCTTGTCTCGTAGGTCTCGTCGTTGTCCCGACGGAATTCTCCGATCGTCACTGCGCCATCGAGGAACTTGGTGACGGTTCGCCACTCGTTCTTGTCGGTATCGAATTCCTCGCTGAACTGGGGAACGTGACCATTCAGGAACTGGTATCCGCGCAAGGCAGCGACTTCGTTTGCCTGATGATCCTGATCCGCTCCAGCCTTGACAACCCACTGTCCGCCGCGCTCATCGGCAAATAGCCGTGCACCCGTGCTGCCACCGAGCGTCTTGACGTATTGCAACGCCGAGATCGGAGGAATCCCCCCGATCTGCTTCCATAGATGCTTGTCATCAAACAGCAGCGTGTTTCCTGTCATCGGAGACACGAGATTGTTGCGACCAGTGATGACGATTTCGTCATGCAGTCCGCCATCATCGTCCACGTTGTGGAACTGGACGACGTCGTATCCCAACTTTCGTGCCTGCCGCACGACTTCGTCCGTTGTGCTCGTTTGCCAACCCTCGAATGAAGCAAAGATCTCGGGATCCGGAATACGCCGCACGGGCACGGAGTCCCACGGACGTTCTTCGCAATCAATCGTGAGCACTCGCTGACCGATGACGTAGTAGCCGACCTGATACTTGCCGAAACTTCCGATCGGCTTCTGATGCGTCGTGAAGCACAACGAACCGAGCGCACGCCTGTTCCTGTACGGATTGAACAGCGGATCATCCGTGTTGTGCATACACATGAACGGAGTGTCGCGCGGATTAGATGCTGGCCCACAGAATTGCCAGCCTCCAACGGTGACAAGTTGCTTTACCTCGTCGGATGGATCGCGAGCGAACGACGTCAGATCGACGTTGTTTGCCTGCGACCATTCCCAGACCCGCTCAATGGCGAACTTCGTCGCCAGAGCCTCGCGCTCCTGCTCCTGCTCTCTGGCAAACGACTCGGTCGCGTTCTCTGCGATCGTTCCTCCACGCACCGCCTCGTCGATCTCCGATGCCGCGTTGTTCGCAGCCACTGCCTCGGCGACTTCGCGGCGCACGTCGTCAGACGCCATGTCCGCCTCCATCGCCTCGCTCATCGCCTTGCGGTAGTCTTGTCCAGCCGGGTCGTCTGCCGCGCCGAATGCCGCGTAGAGTTCCTTCTCCGTGTACCAGAGCCCTGCCTGCGCGTCCGCGAGTTGATAGTCCAGCCCAGTCTGGTTGCGCACGCTGACGATCGCCTCGTTGACCAACTGCCGCATCAGCGAGCGGATGTAGTTGGAGTCCGGGGCAGCCGCCGAGGCATCGATTGCCTTGGCGTACCGGACGAGAGCCGCCTCGACGGGCGTCTTCTCGCGCATCTTGAGGGCGTTGCCGACCACGACGCGGTTGTTCGGATCGCGCGGGAACGTCTTGTTGAACTCGCGAGCCGTATCCTCCAGCACAGCCGGGTTGATCAACGCCTCCGGGCTTACCAGATCGAGCGACCGCTTGGCAGCCTGCTTCTCCTGCTCGCTGGACGTCTCCGACGCGAGCACGGCACGCGCCTTCGCCAGTTCCGTGGCAATGTCGCGCACCGCGCTGCGCACCGCCGTCGCATCCGGGCGGCGCAGGCCGCCGAGGGGTCGGAAGAACGTGCGGGTGAACCACACGTCCGCCGTCAGGGTGTCGAAACGCTTGTGGAGGTTGTTGTAGAACGACCCGATCTTCGGGCCGAGCACCGACGACATGTAGGTGACGTCGTCAGCCGAGTCCTTGATGATCCCAATCACGTCCGACAGCGACTTCTCTGCCCCGTTGACGTCGATCTTGGTCGCGCGCAGGTACTTGTTGTGCTCCGCGACGGTCTTCTTCTCCAGCATCATCCGCTCGACCGCATCCCACGACCCGAAGTGGTCGTAGAGCGCGTTCAACTTGTCGAAGTTCATCGTCATCGCGCCGACATGGCGCGCGTCGAATGCCTTCGGGATGCGGATCCGCTTGCGTCCGTTCGCCTTCCACTCCTCGTAGAGGGCGCGAGCCAGCAGTGCGTTCTGCTTGACCTTCTCGCCCTGCGAGGTGATGGCGAGCATCATCGCGAAGACCCGGCGATCGTCGGACTTGACGTCCGCCATCTCCGGATACTTCTTCGCCGCCTCCTCCCACATCGTGTCGATGATGCGACCGTACCACTCCAGCGCGGATTCCTCGCCAGCCTTGGTCGCCGCGTACTTCAGGTCTTCCGCCAGCGATTCGACGATGATCGTCTGGATGTCGCGCGGCATGGGGCTGCGCTCGCTGTACTCGTCCAGCCATCCGACGATCGACTGGCTGAACGAATCGAGCAGACCCTGCAGTTCGCCGACGGTGTAGTTGCGGTCGTTGGCTGCCCGGTAGGACAGGATGCCGCGATCCGCCAGCAGGTCGCCGAACGTCTGCGCCTTGGCGTTCACCACCGCCTGCTGCGCCTCCGCAAGTTCCTGCTTGCGCGCCATGGCAGTGATGACCAGCGGGTGCGACACGCGCCAGTCGTCGATCCTCTGGGTGATCTCGTTGATCTCGGCACGAAGGCCAGCGATCCGCTGCCGGATGGCGAAGTCCTCGCGCTTCAGCGCCAGAGCCTCCTCCGGGGTCGCCGCAGCCTTGATCTGCGCAGCCGGGATGGTGGTCGTCGCCAGTTGCTTGGCGCGCGCCTCCATGTCCGTTCGCTGCGAGAGCGACGCCAGCATTGCCTGCAGTTCCTGCGACAGGTACGGAAGGACGAACGAGTCCTTCAGCATGTCCGTGTCCTTGCCCAGCCGGATGTACTCCTCCGCAAGGGCAGTGCGCTTCTCCTGCTTCAGCCGCTCCGCAGTCTTGCCCTTCAGGATCTTGCGGAGTTGGCGACGTCGCGCCTGCACGGCCTTGCTGGCGCGCTGATACGACGCCTGCGCGCGATCGGCGGAGCGGAGAGCCTGCTCGATCGCCGCCTGCGCAGCGCGCGTCTCCGACCTCTTGGCCGCTGGAGTGGTCTCGACGGCGCGGTACAGCCACTGGGACGCGGACAGCAGTCGCCCCTTGACCTCCGGCGGGATGGACTCCAGTTCGCTCTGGAGCGCGAGCGTCAGGTTGACAAGCGAGATGCGTCCAGAATTGCCGACGAAGATGCTGCTACTTGGCGCTGCACGTCGGCTATTCCCTTGAGGTTCGCCAGTACCTGTTCGCGCGACATCCCCTGCCACAACTGCGCTGGGTTTTCCGTCCTCGGAGAGTTGTACAGCAACTGCAACGTCGCCTCCAGTTCCTCCGGCTGCAACGCGAGCCAGTCGCGACTTGTCAGCGGCAAAGCCTGCAAGGCCAGTGTTGCGTATTGCTCGTCGCTCATCTGCGGAGAGATTGAGTTTGGCGAACCAGACGCCGGGGTAGTTGGTGACGTTTCCATTCTCATCGGTCTCCGGAACCCAGCCCTCTGCCTTCCAGTACTTGACCATCGTGTCGATGTAGTCATCGACCGACAGTCCCGGCGGCGGCGACAGGTACTCGGGATTCCACGGGCTGAAGCCCAGAGGCCCGAAGTTCGTGTCGGCGACGAACCCGAACATGCGGTAGGCGGTCGGCAACTTGCCGTTCGTCTCCGTCTGCCCGGGCCGACGAACATCGTAACAATCGCAACGCATCTCGACGTCGGGATATCGAGAAATAGCGTGCAACATCACGGGAGCGATAATGTCGGTAATGTCGCCCTCGTTGCTGTACAGACCGACGGCCTCGTCGTACCGCTCCGAGACCTGTCCCTTCTCGTCGAGGTACTCGGTCTTCTTGATCATGTACGCCACGTCGAGCCCGGGAATTCCGTAGGGCTCAAACGAGATGCGTGCCTGCCGACCGTTGTCGTCCACGACCTGCGGCGTGGAAATCTGGTCGATCGTGTACTGCGTCAGCGTCAGCGTCGCCTTGTTGCGCTTGTGCCCAGCGAGGTACTCCGCAGGCGTGAGCGACCGGAACGACAGGTTCGCCATGCTCGCCGCCGCCGACAGGAACCGACGCGACATCGCAAGCCGCTCACCCTCGCGCATCTTGCCAGCGCCGACCAGCGACGCTCGCAGTTTGGTGAGCACCTCCATCTTCTCCATCCTGCCGACCTGCTTCTTGCGAGCGGCGGCGGCAGCAAGTTCCGCAGGCGTCGCCTTCGGCTTGACGTTCCGCGCAGCCATCGCCTCGGACACGGCAGCGGCAGCAGCCTGCTTGGGCGGCAACTTCTCCTTGCCCTTCGCGGTCTCGATGGTCGCGGCGGTCTGCTCCTGCTGATCCTTCGTCGCGTCCTCGATGTCGCGCGCGAAGTTCACGTCCATGTTGTTCGCCCACAGCAGCGTCCGTGCGAGCGGCGACAGCGTGGCGTCCGCAGCCTGCACGCCAGCGACGTTCTCGATCGCCGCAGCACGCTGGGCGACGTCAAACACCGCCATGGCAGCCATCGTCTCCCTGCCAAGGAACCCGCGACGCGCAGCAAATCTGGCAAGCGGAGCAAGAACGCGGTTCGTCGTGGCGCCCTGCGCGGCTGCGGCGAATGCGTTCGCGGTTCCTTCCTGCTCGATGCGAGCCGCACCAGCGCGAGCCTCTGCGCCGCTGATCTGCGACGTGCGCCCCTCCAACTGGTTGATCACGTCCTCCGCCTGCGCGATCGCAGAACGGTCAAGACGCTCGATGGCTGCGGTCTCCCCGCGACCACGCAGCGCGTAATCGACGCCTGCGTTGTAGATCGGCGACAGGCCAGCCTTCTCCATGAACACCGCCGCCAGTTGCGGCTGGAACATCTGGATGTCGTGGAAGACCTCCTCCAACGCCTGCGCCATCATCGAGTTCGGGTTGGCATCGGCGTTCAGGTACACGACGCCCCGGGAACGCATCGAGTGGAATGCCGGGTTGAACTTGCCGTCCGTTGCCCGGAACCACACCACGCGACGACCGAGCGCCTCGACCTGCTGCTGGACGCGCTTGCCCTTCTTCGTCGGGCTGGCCTCCTCCAGTGTCACGCCTGCCCGGGTGCCGACGTCCGTCAGCACCTGCTTCGGCTCCGCCTGCTCCATCAGCGCAGGCATCTCGCTGATCTTTTCCGCTACGGCATTGTGAGTTGCCGAAGCCATAAGTCGATCAGTCGCAACGACTTGCAGTTCGTCATCGATCTGCTTGATTCGATCTTCGATAGCAGTAACAGACTGTTCGGCTCCGGCGGTAGCACGCGCGCCCATGAGCGCGACGTCCAGTTGCTGCCGCTCGTTGAGCAGGTTCTCCGCACGCTCCTGCGTCTGGACTCGACGCTCCGCCAGATCCACGAGGAACGCGCCCCGCTGCTCCTGCGTCATCCCGTTCAGGCTGTCCAGCGCGACGGCAACCTGCGCAGCCTGCGCGGAATCAAGGTCGGCAGTCCAGTTGGTCTTGGCCTTCAGCGCCTCGGAGTGCTTCACCCGCAGCACGCGCTCCGCGTCGGTCTCCGGTCGCAGTGCGTCCCGACGGTTCATCAGGGCGCGGTTGCCCGTGACCGCGAGCACGGATCCAGTACCGCCGATGCCGCCTGCGACGCCGCCGACGAAGGCTCCGTACAGACCCTCCGTGATGTCCTCCGACAGCGGAGCCGCCGTGAACGGCGCCATCAGCGCACTGGAGACCAGTTCTTCCGTGCCTTCCTCGACGCCGGAGGCAGCCACGATTCCGGCAGCCCTACCGAGAAACCCGTTGCGGAACGATGCGGTGCCGTTGGACAGCCGCATGAACGCATCGACGCCTGCCTTGCCAGCCTTGCTGTCCAGCGCCCGGGTCGCGAGCGGAACGCCGCGCTCAAGGAACGGACGCATGGCAGCCTGCCCGACCTTGGACTTCACGCCATACCCGGCAAGCCGACCGATGATTCTGCCGCCGATTTCCGCACCGCCGAGTTCGACGCCGCTCTCGATGACCGCCTGCGCCTCCGCGCGCGTGCGCGACTTGGCAAGCGAGTACTCCGTCAGAGGTCGCCCCTCGATGGCGTCCAGCGCGCGCTGCTGATCAGTCTCCTCGATGTCGGCAATGAAGCCCGACGAGTACGCCGTCAGCGGCATCAGCGACATGGCAGCGATCGACGCAGCGACCGGGACGTTTCCGGTCGCGAGCGCGCCAGCAGTACCGACAGCCTGCGGCAGGTTCTGGCCGACGCCACGGACGATGTCTGCAGCAATGCCTTCCTGCTGCCCCTGCTGCATTCCCTGCGCGGCACCGCGCATGGCGATCAGTTCCGTCCGCAGGTCATCCACCGACAGGCCGGAACCATCCGGCTCCACGGCCTGCGACACCTTGTCCGCCACAATCTGTGCGGTCATCTGCCGGACAGCGGGATCGGCGTCGCTGAACAGATCGGCGACCATCTCGACCGGGCGCATGACCGACCGAAGGAACTGACCGCGCATACCCGGCGTCGCGATCGCCTGCGCAGCCTGATCGATTCCCATGCGCAGACCGCGCTCGATCTCGCGAGGCTGAACGCCAAACGTCACCGCCGTGCCCATGGGGCCGACGATGGGCGTAATCAACTGGTCTTCGTACTGCTGCGCAGCGATCTGCATCAGATCTGCTTCGCCGACGCCACCGCCGGGGACAGCCCCGGGAGCCTGCGCAGTCTCCCGTTTGGCAATCTCGTCGATCGCCGTGGCAAACGACGTCTTCTTCGGAGCGGACTGGGGGCTGTCGGGCTGCACCTGCTGGCGCAGCACGTCGTCGATCGCCTTCTGGAAACTCGACATGAGTCCTCGCTATTCGCGGTACTTGGCAAGCAGGGCTCTGAAGCGTTCGTAACGAGCGCGACCCTCACGCGAGGTGTCGGCCATCAGATCCTTCGCGGCCCCGATGATGTCATTCACCGGATCACCAGTATCCGGCATCTCGTACCCCAACGCCAATACCTCCTCGCGGAGGGCTTGGTACTTGTCCTGCTCTTCCTGCGTGATGATCCCCGTGATCGCCTCGGTCTGGGCAGCAGATGCCTCGCTGCGCCGCGCGCCAGCCCTCGTGGATTCCGCCCGAGCCTTCTCGGATTCCAACTTCGCCTGCGCCATCGCGCGCTCGCGGGAGGTCTTCTCGCGTGCCGTCGCCGCCTGCGCCATCCTGCCCATGGTCATGGCACGCTGCGGGTTCGTCGGCGGAGCCTCCGCCAACTGCTGCGGACTCATGTACTGGGTGGACATCTCCTGCGTCGGCAGCCCACCAGCAAGCCGCTGGGCAATGTAGCGCATGGCAATGTCGCGATCAGCGTCCGACCACGGGCGCGTCCATCCGATCCGACGGGTGTAGTCCTCTGCCCGGGCAGCAAGCGCGCCCAGCCGAAGCATCTGCGGCATCGATTCGATGGCGTCGCGACCGACATCCGAGATCGCCATGTCCGCCATGCTGACCATGGCGTTGGGATTTCCGGTCGTCTGGTAGTACGAGGGGAACGCGGCGGCGTTCATCACCGCACCGTCCGGCGGTGCATACACGCCGAACTGCTGCAGGTTCAGCAACTTGATGCGCAGGTGCTGCTCCATCTGTGCCTTGTAGTAATCCGGCACGGAATCGTCAGACATGATGCCCTGCATCTGCGTCGTGTATTCCTCGGTCTTGAAATCCACGAACGACTGCGCCTGCATCCTTGCGACCTGCAGGTTGGTGGTGTTGACGCGCTTCTGGATCTCCTGCAGCGCAGCCTCGTCCTTCGCCTTGATGCGCGCGTACAGATCCTGCACGGTGGAATACGCGGTCTGCGGATCGCGCTCCATCTCGATCGCAGCAAACTGATCGAACCCGGGTGCGACTTGCTGCAGTTCACGCGCCATCTCCATGATCGGGGCACGAAGCCTGTCGGCGTCGCGCTTCTTGCGCATCTGCTGCGCCATCCCGATTCGCGCCTGCGCGCGCTGCTGCATCGCCCCGAACCACTGCTGGGTGGTCATGCGGATCGCCTGCCGTTGCCCGTTCTTGTCGGTGAACAGTGCAGCAGGAGTGCCGTCCGGGAGGGTGCCGAAGTCCATGGACTCCAGACCCGTGTAGTACCCGTTCTCAAGTGCCTGTTCGACAGCACCATACGTTCCGTATGGCGCGATCTCCCGGCTACCGCGAGGATCCATCGCAGCCTTGCGGAGCATCTCGTCGTCGTCGAGAATGTCAACCTGCTGCTCCTCGACGGGACGCTGGAACCCCTCGTTCAGCGTGAGCGGAGGCTGCTGGCTGAAGTCGGTCGGCTCCGGCATGTTCGGCATTGCGCTCATCGCTGAATCCCCAGCATCAGGTTGCGGACGCGACCGGACGCGCTCGACGGCGCCTCCTGCTGCATGATCGACGGGAACATCCCGACGTTGAAGTCGTAGGGTTCCTTCTGCTTCACGGGCTGCGAGATCCCTGCGGCAATGTCAGTCATCTTGACGTTGCCAAGACCCTCTGACATCACCGATGCTCTGGACGCTTGACCCTGCGCGATTTCCTCGGCAGTCGTGGCCTCCGATAGTGCGTTCAGTCGTTCCTGTTCACGACCAAACTGCGCTCGTTCTTCGGCGGCGGGACGCTGCAGCGCAGTCTGAAGACCGGGAGTCGCGGCAGTGATGGCCGCGCCAAACGAACTGTATGGATTGTTCGGGTTGTAGTTCTGCAAGCCTCCGGCAAGTCCCATCAGGAAACTGCCGCCGACGCGCCCAGCGCCGGACAGGAAGTTGTCCCACCCGGAAGCCTCCTTCGGCTGCACCTGCGGAAGCGTCTGCATCGCGGAACGAAGACCGACGTTTGCCATGAAACTGCTCATTACCGCTGTCCTCCGAATGCCTGACCGAACGGCGAAAGAGCCTGACCGACGCCGCCGCCGATTCCCTCGGCAATCGCGCCGATGCCTGCACCGAGCAGCGCGCCGCCGAGCGCGTTGCCGGAGGCCATGTCCATCATGGCCTTCTGCGTCGCCGCCGAGTAGCGATTCTCGATCGGGCGCGTCATCAGGCCGATGTTCTGCTGCATCTGCGCCGCACGAGCAGCCTGCGCAGCAGCCGTGTACTGCTGGTACTGGCCGCTCTGGTACTGCGCGCTGCCGAGTCCGGCACCGAACAGGCTCTGCGCGGCCTGCTGTTCCATTCCGGCAAGGGCGGACGCCTGCGCCATCTGTGCGGACGCGAGGGTCTGCGCGTACTGCTCCTGCACCGCACCTGCCTGAAGCGCGCCCTGCGCGGCGACCGCGTTCACCGCAGCCTGCCCGAACGTGGTGTTGGAAAGCCCGGTCAGCATCCCGCTCAACTGCTGGCGCGCGACGGCGAGATCCGTCTGCTGCTTCAGCAGGCCGAGCGTGGCATCGCGTCCGGACTCAAGCGTCTTGTACGCCTCCTTGCCAGCGGCAGCGAACGCGGCGCGGGACTGCGCCATCACGTCGCCGTACTGCTTGACGGCACTGTTGTACGCCTGCGAGTACACGGCGGCATTCGTCGTCCGCTCCTTCAGGAAGTTGTCGATGATCCTCCCGTACTCGACGTTCGCGTACCGACGCGCTCCGGCGTAACCCTTCTCCATCTGCTTGATCGCAGCGGTATAGTCGGTTTCGCCTCCGAACAGGTTGCTGAACAGGCCCATCAGTAGGTTCCCTTCACGTTCTTGGTGTGGCCGTAAGGCTCGACCAGCACGGCCATGCGCTCGATAGCCCAAGGTACGCCAAGGCTTTCGATTCGCACATACGCCGCCTGATCCCGGATCCGGCACCGGAAAGCGTCGTTCCTGCCGGGAAGCAGCGTCCCGAGCAGGTTCTGGTTGGTGTTGTCGTAGGTCGCGCTGCTGACCGTGTAGCGCGGGGACGTGATGTCCGAAGGGAGATTGAATCCCAACTGCTTCTGTGCCGAGTCGTAGACGTAGGTTCCGCCGGGGGTGTCAGCCGACGTGCCGGGAAGCGTCTCGTCGCGGGACATCATGGTCGCATTCGGGTTGGTCGTGTGCTGGATTTGCCAGTCCGTCGAGGCACCAGACACGTTGTAGACCCGATTGATCTGCTTGGTGTAGGTACGCCCGGTCGGGTCGGTGATGAGGGTGTCGGAGGTCAGGTACGTCCCGGCGATCGCTGTCTCGTAGAACAGGTCGAGCGCCTTGTCCGTCGCCGTAGACCACGAGGTGTTGTAGACGCCGCAGTCGTAGGTGGTCGTAAACGTCGGATTCCCGGTCGCAGGCTGGTTTCCGGCGTCCACCAGAACCTCCGGGAAGTCGGGATCCTCGGTCACGGTCACGGAGGTGATGTTCTCTCCGATTGCCTCCTCGGCGGTCTGACCGGACAGGATCGACGCAAACGGGCCGGACAGACGCTCAACAGGAGTGTTGAACGCAGACTCCTCGATCGGCTCGTCCATCGTCAGTTCGATGCGAACGTCCTTCATCATCACCTGACCGAGCGACGGCTGAAGCACGGGGCCGAATGTCAGGCTGCTGGTGATTTTCTGCGCCGCCGCCTCCGTGTTGTCCACGGTAAAGTCGCTGATCGCCTTGTAGCCGACCGCCGCCTGACCGTCCACGCCGGAGACGAGGTCGCGGTCGAACCACCCGATGTAGCCGTCCTCGCTGCCGAAGGCAAGGATCGGGGCGCGGGAGTCACCGAACGGGAAGTCTCCGCAGCAGGTCGGGGCATGGAACGCAGGCCACCCGGTCTGGATCGGCCAGAAGGCGTCCGTCGCCTGACTGTAGAGCAGGTGGACGCTGCTTGCAGGGAGGTCGGTGCGCGACATCATGCAGTAGACGTTCTGCGCCTCCGCGTCGTACCCAAGCACGCAGTTCAGGGCGTCGAACTTCTGCTGCTGGAAGAAGGTGTCGAGGCGACCGCTCGTGATGCGACCGCTCTTCGTTACCTGAAAGTCGTTCGGCTGGACGCGGTATAGACCGTCCTGCGCCATCATGTAGATCGTCTGCGCGTCTGAAGCGCACCACGCACGCTCGGACACGATGCCGACCGAACGCGACAGTTCGATCAGCCGCGCGTCCGTCACCACCGGATCGGCGGTGAGGTATGTCATCGTGTGCCGTCCGGCGAACAGCAGGCCGCTCTCGCCAACAGGGACGAGCGCGACGATCGGCTCACCGGGAACGCCGAATCGCGTCGAGGACACGCCATTAACAGCGTCATGTATGTTTCCAGCACTCGGATGCCAGTCGTCCGGGTCGTTGATATGGCACAGGAACCAGTTGTTCGGAGCGGACTTCAGTCCGGACATGGCAAGACGACCGCCGAATCGGACAAGCAACGTCGCTCGATCTGCACCGCTGCCGATGTAGTTGTACGGGCCGTTTGCGTGCGTCCAATCCAAGACTGCCGGAGTCGCATCAGTAATGTCAACCTTCCGATAGAACTCGCCGTCCGCAAAGTAGCAGTACTGCCCGAAAACAGCCGCGCCAATATGGCCCGACGACTTCATGGCGTTGATGCCAGCACCGCGTGTGCATAGTGTCGCAGTGCCACCGTTGTCGATGACGTAGACCTCTCCGCCAGCAACAACGATGCACCTTTGGGTCAGCGTGCTGCTGACGTATGCATCCGCGCGCAGGATCACCTGCACCTCGCGGATCGCAGCCGTAGGGCTGGTGTTGAACTGGTACGCCCCGAGAAGCGGCCTGCGCTGCCCGAGCCGCAACTTCCCCTTGTAGGCGTCGTAGGGGATCACGTTCATCGCCTGCGCGGTGAAGCCCGGAGGCAGCGCGGAATACGAGGAATCCACGCTGACGCCGCGATACGGAAGTGTGACCGGGGAGTATGGCATCAGGAGAGACGAACACCAATAACGATGGTGAGCCAGCCACTCGCTGGAGGCGAATATGACGTTGCAGCAGTAACGACTGTTACTGATTGTGTTCCGGTGTTTCCACCGCTGGCAATCGAATCAATTCTCACGTTCATCACGATTGCAAGCCAACTTTGTCCGGTTGCGCCGACAGACAGAGATGGCAGACCAGCAGTGCCGCCGACGCCACTTCTAATAATGACCTGACCCGGGCCTGCTGACGCTGACAGAATTGGCTGGAACGTGCCGCTATCGTCATATGCAGCGGTTCCAAGACCAAGGGCCGTCTTGGCAGTACCACCTGATCCACTCGTAAGTGCTGCAACTGCACCAGCAGCGGTTGCGCCAAGAACGCCAGCAGCACCGAGATTCGCAAACTTGCTGTACGCAATTGCTGCGGAAGCATCGACGTTGGCATTTACGATCGTTCCAAATCCAAGCGTTCCGCTTGAACGTCGAAGCACTTGTCCATCCGATCCTGCCGCAATGTCGGCTGGAGCGCCAGTCGAGTTCGCGGAACGACCAATGACGGATGTTGCGGTCGATTGGCGCAACTTCGCGTCGGTGACACCGTCGCTCGTTCCGGTCGCGCTCTTGATCTTCGCCGTCTCTACGGCGTCGTTGGCAAGTTCCGTGACCGTGATGCTCCCCGCATACTGGCTGACCGCCACCCACGTCGTCCACGCGCTGCCGTCGTAGCCGCGTGCGAACGCCTTCTGCGTCTTGGTCGAGACGAGCAACTGCGCGATCGTGCCGCCGGACAACTTGGTGACGTGCAGGACGCCGGGGCCGTCGGACGCAGGCGTCCACGCGGACGGGACGTTCGACGTGACTGTCGTCGCGATCGCATACCGACCCTGCACGCTGTACCCGGCTGCGTTGATGTCCGTGCCGGACACGGCAACCTGCGGGTAGGTGCTGGAGACGTAGCCGAGCGAAGTCCACCCGGTCGTTCCGTCACCGATCTTGACGTTCCCGGTGTCGGTTTCGTAGCCGATCTCACCGGACTCAAGAGTCGGAGTCGAACTCGTCCAGTTGGACGCGGTGCCGCGACGGATCTGCAACTTGATCGCCATTACTTGTCCTCTTCCACGAACGAAGGCGGCACGCAGTACCAGCCTTCAGGGATGCGAACCTCGTTGTCGCCCAACTGCCAGCCGTCAGCCGTCTTGACGTACACCTTGCCCCGCACCTGCGGCCCCATCCTGATCGGGCTGCTCTCGCTTACCAGCACCGTGCGCGTGCAGCCAGTCGCGAATGCGAGAGCCACCGCGACGAAGCACAGGAGGATCAGCAGGAGCGTCAACCCCCGAACCTCGTCTGGGAAGAACGGAGTGCGCCCACTGCAGCAGCGACATGACGATGGCTCTGACGAGGTCATACACGTCACTCGGCCTTCTTGTTGTCCTTGGCGAAGATCAGCCCGACGCCAGCAATGCACGCAGCGGCCAGCGAACCCCAGTCCGGGACGGTCAGCGGGTCGTTGTCGGTCAGGGAGGTGAGAACAGCGCCGATCGCGACGAGGATCGCCGCAATGCCAGCGCCAGTGGTCTTCCAAGACGAGTTCTTGAGGATGTCGCTCATCGGTCGTGCCTTTCCAGTTTCTCCTCGATCTTGTCGAGGCGCTTGCTGATGCTGTCCTGATTCGTCACGACCTGCATCAGCAGGCGGTCGTGGTTGAGGTACGCGGGAAGGAGCATTCCGACGAGCGTGAGGGCAATCGCGCAGAGCGCGATCCAGTTCGCCGTGGACAGGCTCACCTTGATGTTCGTCTTTTCGATTGTCATGGCTTTAGATGAACACGCGATACGGGATCGTCGGGATCGGCTCAAACGTCGGCAACTCGTCCTCCTGCGCCTTCGTCAACTCAAACGACACGCGGATGTTTGCGTGGTAGCGGTTGTCGCCGGGGCGCAGGATCACGCCTTCCTCGTCCACCTGTGCCGGGATCGGCCCGATGCGGTCGAGCGTGACACCCGTGACGGGCAGCACCATGACCTCGCCGTCCTCGTCGGTGTGTTCCTCGGCAAGCCCTGCGGCGATGAGGGCATCGTCGAGGTCGGACTCGGTGGTTGAGCGGAGTAGGTAGTCCATGTCAGGTGGTCAGGGCTTGCATTTGCGATTCCGGAAGCACAGTCGGCCAGTACTTGAACTGCGAAACCCAGACTGATCCGAAATCAGTAGCAGCAGTCTCTGTAGTGTTGTTGAACTTCAGCG